CTATCCGAATATGTTGGAGAGTTTGTTGAATATAAATTGCAAGAGTATGCCTAGTTCTGAAACCAACGACTTCAATGAGCTTCTTGAGAATAAATTTTATTGCTCTAGGAAATTTGTAGAGGAGATAGAGTCTATTGCTCTGGAGAATAAAGATATGAAATATATCGATGCTATCATTCATTTCTGTGAAAAGAATAATATTGATATAGAATCTGTACCTAAGTTAATATCTAAACCTTTAAAGGAAAAAATTAAAGGGGAAGCTATGGAATTGAATTTATTGAAGAGGACTTCCCATGCTAAACTTCCAATCTAATCTTTTAGAAATGAAAAAGTTACAGGATGGATGTCCTGTAATGGTGATTAAGATTCCTCCACAGATTCAGAAAGAGATTGATGGGTGGGTAAAAGAAAGTAAGAAGTTTAAGAATAGTCCATTAGCAGAACTGAAAGCCCATGAGAATGTTGGGTATAAAGGATTGTGGGGACGTGATGGAGCTGCCGATGGTAAGAAGCATAACTCTTATCAATGTTCTATTTCTCCTCATTTAGTTGATCAATCTTTTTGGTTGGCATGGGTATTGAGATTGACAGAAAAGTATTGGGGAATGGGAAAAGATCATAGGAAATTTAAATTAAGAAAATGGGAAGGTCACTTTGATGGGTATGATATCTGGACCAACTTTGCATATAAAGGAGATGATAATCCATCACATAACCATGCAGGAATGCTTTCAGGTGTGATATATTATAAGAACCATAAGCATCCTACCATATTTGATCAGTATAATATGGCATATGAAGGATTGGATGGGACTATGGTAATGTTTCCTAGTCAGGTTGTTCATCATGTAAAAGAACAAACTGTCAATAAAGAAAGAATTACTCTTGCCTTTAATATTGTTAGCGAAGAAGTAGGAGCTCCTAATTCATAGAGAATGATGCCTTTTGATGCCTATCGTTGTTATTTGTCTCTAAAAAATCACTTTACTAAGGAACATTATGATTATATAAAGTATCGTGGTAAGACTAGAGCAACAGTTCAAGCTTTCTATAAGAGGAAGGATAGATTTTGGTTTGAAAAGATTGCAAGACAGAAGAAAGATAAAGAAGTAGAAGAGTTCTTTGTATCAAATTTTATATACTCTACTGACCCAGGAACTATGTGGATTGGTGAGATGATAAAGGAGGGTGAAGGAAGATATACTGAATGGAAGAAGAAAGTTCAATCTCTTTCTTATATTTTTAAGGATGAGATTGATTCTCTGTTGGAGAATAAAAAAGTGGATGAAGTTTTTGATTGTTCTGGTGGGCATCCTCTTATTTTAAAGGGTCATCTTGGTGGGGATATCTCCCTTGAAACTATGGTAATTTGTGATAGAATATTTGAGTATAGGAAGGATTTTGATAAGAAATTAACTGATCCGGTGTGGGAAACCATCAGTTTAAAGATAAAAAAATACAGTCCTTTCCTAAATATAGATGTACCACGTTATAAAACTATTCTTAAGCAGGCAGCAGGATTATGAGCTTCTTTGATTCGGAGATTGTCCAAGAAGAGATGAAAGAAATTACCAGATTGCAAGAAGCAGTCTATTCAAAGGTTTTTGCTTTCTCTTATATGGATAAGTCTGAAAAGTTAGAACATGTTACTCTTCTTGAAGAACTCTTAAGGAAACAGCAGGTTCTTTATACCAGGCTGTCTTTATCTGATGATCCTCAAGCAAAATTAATGAAAGATAATATTATTAAATCTGCTGCACAAATGGGATTCCCTCCCAATGCAGACATAGGACATATGATGGCCAACATCAGTAATGTTGTTGAAAATATGAGAAAGTCCATTGACGAGTCTTGACTTAAGTGTTATTATAATTGGGTACACACAAGCCAAATACAACTAATACGAGGTATACAAATGGGTTTTTCCGACCTTAAAAAACAAAGCTCTTTGGGCTCTTTAACCAGTAAGCTGGTAAAAGAAGTTGAGAAGATGAATAACACTGGTGGAGGTGCTGATGAGCGTCTCTGGAAACCAGAAATGGATAAGAGTGGTAACGGTTATGCTGTTATCAGATTCCTCCCTGCTCCTGACGGAGAAGATTTGCCATGGGTTAAGCTGTTTTCACACGCATTCCAAGGACCTGGTGGATGGTATATTGAGAACTCTCTCACTACTATTAACCAAAAAGATCCTCTTGGAGAATTGAATCGTGAGTTGTGGAACAGTGGGAATGAAAAGGATAAGGATACAGTACGAAAGCAAAAGCGTAAGCTATCTTTCTATGCTAACATCTATGTTGTAAAAGATCCTGCCAATCCTCAAAATGAAGGAAAAGTTTTCCTTTATAAGTTTGGTAAGAAAATCTTTGACAAAGTAATGGAAGCAATGCAACCAGAATTTGAGGATGAAACACCAATCAATCCTTTTGACTTCTGGGGTGGTGCTAACTTTAAGTTAAAGCTTCAGAAGAAAGATGGTTTCTGGAATTATGATAAGTCCGAGTTTGATAGTCCAAGTCCTTTGTTGGAGGATGATGATGCTTTAGAAGCAATTTGGAAGAAGCAGTATTCTTTGACTGCTTTTGTTGCTGCTGATCAGTTCAAATCTTATGATGATCTGAAGAAGCGTCTGGATTATGTTCTTGGTAATAGGAACACTAATCGTCCTACTCCTGTGCAGGAGGAAACAGACTATGATTCCTATGCTGCAGTTGAGAAAAAGAAAGTAACAGAGGAAGAAGTTCTTAAGAAATTAGAAACTTCCTATCAAGAATCTAAAGCTGTGAATGAAACAGCAGCAGAAGATGATGATCCTTTGAGTTACTTTGCTAAGCTAGCAGAAAGTTAATTAGACTTCATATATTATTTCAACTTTTAATTCCAAAATCGGGGGAAAAAATTTCCCCCAATTTTTTTGTCCCTATTACTTTTTCGTTAACTGTATAATCTAATGTTATCGCCTTTTACCAAGGTGTCGGAGACAAATTGACTGCTACCTGGTTTATATGGCATTAGCTCTTCTAGCTTATTAAGGGCTAGCGTGATATAAGGTCTTTTTAAGATAAAAATATTTCTTCTTTCATTTTGAATTTTCTCTTCATATTCATAATTAGTGATAGCAGTAGTAATATTAGTAGCATTGGCTAAAAGACCATTATCATAATATTTCATAGAATAGTCTTCTGGCACTTCCATGCCTTTTTTGATTATTACCATTCCTTTGCTATTTGTGACTTCAACTGTTTCATAATGATGAACTTCATTAAAAGATTCTTCCGTTTTATATTTCGCAAGTAGATAGTTATAAAAAGCTTGTTGAGTTAATGGCCATTCATGCTCAAAATTTATAATATTGTTTGAAAGTAGGATTAACCAATCTAAGTATTGATCCTCATAAAAGTTGAAAGCTATTTCATCTGGTCTTTCATCTCCTTCAATGGTATATTTTGTAAATCTGGTAATATCTCCAAAAAGATCATCTGGTATTTTTACTCTTTTAAAAAGATTTTTTACTTGAACGTATTCTGATATCAGTGCATTTGGAAAACGACTGACATAATCAAAATTAGGTAAATTTGAAAAATAAGGGTTTGCCATTGGTTAGAATCCCATGTCGTTCCAAGAAGCATCTATTTCATCTGCATAAATTGGCTCTAGTTCACCAAATGCCATATCTACTTGATAAGAGGTGACAGATCCATTATCCAGATAAGTAGCATAACTGC